CCATAAAGCGAGCGCGCATAGTCCCACGCGCATTTAGTCTTGCCAGAGCCAGTGGGTCCATATAACCAAAACACGCTGGGCGGATCCGATACATCTCTAGGTTTAGAGATTAGAGATTTGTAGGTAGATAAACCACGAGAAAACTTCACAATGGCAGGACCATGAGTAGAAGCAAGCTCTACCATAGAAGCACCAGCAAGAATAGCAGCACAAGCTTCAGCAATGTCGTTACGCTTACCTGGCTCAGGTAGATCACCCCAGGTGAAAGGATTCTTGTCTTCCTTGGAACAGTAGACCAAAGAGTCGTGAGGAGTACCCTTCATCTCCTCAATGTGGCAACGAGTGAATCCAGGCCACTTCTTCACCGTGTTGAAGCTCACTTGCTTGCCAATGACGATAGCACCTTGAAGATGAGGCGTTTGGTTCTCGCCCTTTTCTTTGCCAATTACACCCCACTTGGTGCGTAGAGGTTGGTCCTCAGTTATGGCATCGTACTCGGCATCAGTGTAGTTGTTCAGCGTGAACACGAAACGACGAAGGCGAGTGTTAGATTGGTTTCTTCTTACTGCAGTCATTTGAGTGAGTCGAGAGGCGTGGTGTTGATACTAGTTCGGAATGTTCGGAGCTTTAAAAAGCCCGCATTCCGAAAATTTCGGTGTTTTCACTGAAAACACAGTCCAGTAACTCCGTAGAAGTTACTTCTCGGCACAGTGTGAACTCACTAACGGTAACTGTGCAACTTGCACATTTCTCAATGTGCGGGAAGGTCGGTCGAGGCATTCGCTTCGCTCAGTGCTCGACCTCAGAGGTCGGGGTAATACTATACCCGACCTCACGAGTCTCGAGTTCCTCGTATGTGCTCAAACCTATTTAAGGCATCCGTTTTTCATGCAGGAAATGTCATTCCCAAGAACATACACGGACAGTCGCGTTCGTCCACAGTGGGTAAACGATTTCAACAAAAGAGCACCATACAGCTTTGTCACAGGAACACCAATGATTATCAGAACAAGGAAGAGAGCAAACCCTTACGCAGGAAGGAATCAGTACGCACGAACTGGAGGCGTGACGTACGCAACAGCAGCGAAGAGAAGGAGAGTAGTTCAGGTGAGTATGCCTACGAGACCAGCTCTAGTTTCAGTGGCAAGGACAAGAGGAGCAGCTGTTCAAGGAGAGATGAAGTATTTCGATACTTACGTAGACAATTCCGCAATATCCGTGAACGATACTTGGGCAACTACTATGCGAGATCCAGCTACAATTAACTGCCTATTTGCTCCCAGTGTGGGAGCTGCCTACTTTCAAAGGATTGGAAAGGCGTGTAAGATTATGAAGTTGAAGATTCACGGGTGTATCCACTTTCCTCCAGAAGCGGACGAGAATCTCCCACCGTACGCTATGCAAGCGAGAGTGTTGCTAGTTCAAGACAAGCAGACAAATTCTGCTCAGATGACAGGAGAACAACTTATGCAAGGTTCTAGTGGTTTAGGAGCGCTCGTGGCGATTCAAGATTTCCAAAATACGGACAACTTTGGACGTTTCCGCGTTTGGAAAGACAAGAGATTTGTCTTCGAGAATGACAGCTTCGACAACAATGGTATAGCAGTGGCTGGAAGAATGAGAACCTTCAAGTTCAACTTGGATTTCCCTGATGGTTTGGAGATAAGATTTAATCAAGACACTTCGGGTACAGTAGCAAGCATTGTGGACCATTCTTTCCACATTGTCGTGTTAGCAAGCAACAACGTACATGACCCAAGGATTACCTACAGATGTAGAGTGTGCTTTAAGGATTAAGGAGAAATAAACCCCAAAAGTTGATTTATTTAAACGTCTTCATCATAACACATGTCAGTAGGCCACCAGCACTGAAATTCATCGCAAGAGACAGGATGAAGTTCAAAGAAGTGAGTGCCACTTTCGTACTCAAAGTCCGGAGCTGAAGGAGAGGGAATCTGTGGATGCAATTCCCAAGGAGTGTTGACTTCCATGTCCTCCAGACATGTCACCATCGATTCCAAAGACATCGGAATCGGAGAGGTCGGCTCCAGAGGCTGAGTCTGAGATATGCGTGGGGTCAGGCTCCTCGGTGTCGAGAAGTCCCATAAAGGTTCCTGCATCATCAGGGAAGTAAAATCGTCCGGTGATGCGGCGAGCGAGTTGTTCGAGGTCCTCCGGTATATGCTCAGCGCGCTTTGAAAAGGTGGTGCATATGTCGCTGGGGGTAGTGACAATGATGAGTCTTGGCTTCCATTTGATGAAGCCTCCTTTGAAGGGGACGGAAAGGGGGTAGCGATCAAGGATTCTGAGCAGGAAAGAGAACGAGATTCCTTTACTTCGGAAGTCATCAATGATGACTGCAGGGTGGTCGTCGTATCCGTCAAACCAGTTAAGAGTGTCGTGTGAGGTCCAGATTCCCTCGTCGCCATAAAGCGAGCGCGCATAGTCCCACGCGCATTTAGTCTTGCCAGAGCCAGTGGGTCCATATAACCAAAACACGCTGGGCGGATCCGATACATCTCTAGGTTTAGAGATTAGAGATTTGT